CTATTACAGCCGCAGACCTTAATAATAACCAACTACAACTGTTGCGTAAAGCAATGGAAGATGATGAACAAAAGTTATCTTCTCGTGGTGGTACGATGACAGGTAACCTTCACATGGGTGAGGATGTTAACTTATCTTTTGAAGGTGCAACAGATAATACATATGAAACTACATTAACAGTTGCTGACCCTACAGCTGACAGAACTATTACGTTTCCTGATACCACAGGTACAGTAATAACAACTGGAGACACAGGAACAGTAGCAACTGGTATGATAGCTAATGATGCTATTAATAGTGATAAAATTGCTAATGATGTTATAAATTCTGAACATTATGTTGCATCTTCTATTGACACAGAACACTATGCCTCAGGTTCAGTAGATGCTACAGCTTTAGGTAGTAATGCTGTTATAACTGCAAAAATTAATAATTTAGCTGTTACTACAGGTAAAATAGCTGACGATGCTGTAACCGCTGATAAACTAGCACATACGTCGGTAACACCGGGAAGTTATACAGCTGTTGATTTAACAGTTGATCAACAAGGTAGAATTACAGCTGCATCTACCGGTACTATAGCTGGTTCTGAAATAGAAGCAGATGCTATAGACGGTACAAAAATAGCTGACGACTCTATAAATTCAGAACATTATGTAAACGGATCTATAGATCATGTTCACTTAGCTAACGATATAGTAGATGGAGATAATATAGCTGATACTTCTATAAACTCAGAGCATTACGTAGATGGTTCTATAGATCATTCACATTTAGCTAACGATATTATAGATGGAGATAACATACAAGATGATGTTGTTAACTCTGAACATATTGCTGCTGGAGCATTAGACAACGAACATTATGCTACTGGATCTATAACTTCAGATAAATTAGATGGAGCTACAGTTGTCACATCTAGTGAACAAGCATCAGCTACAGCAAACGATACATCTTTTTTTACGTCTGCTGCTGCTGAAGCTGCATTTCTTAGACAAGACTCTAGCGAAACTATTGCTAGTGGAGTTACATGGTCAGGTACTGACTCTAAAGTAGCTACTACTGCTGCTATAGATTTACGTATTATTGACTTAGTTGATGATGTAGGTGGATTTGTACCTATAGCAAATGAAACAAGTTTTCCTACAGCTAATCCTGATGTTAACAATGGAACTGGAACTATTGTATCAGTTAAAACAGCATCAACTACTTTAACTCCAAGTGGAACTACAGTTACTATTGCTAACGGTGCCGGAACAGGAAACACAGTTACAATTACAGGCGTATCATCTGCTATACCTTCAGGTTATGGATTTTTAATAGAAACCACAACTACATTACATACTTACACATTTCATAGATTAACACCTAAAGCTACAGAAGTTGCTACGGTTGCTGCAAATGCTACAGCTATTGCTGCCGCTGGAAATAATGTTACCGATATAAATAATTTTGTAGATCTTTATCAAATAAGTACTTCTGCACCTACAGCTAGAGCTGATACTTCATCACTACAGGTTGGAGACTTATGGTACGACAGTTCATCTAACAAAGTTTTGATGATCTACGATGGCAGTTCTGGAGACGGATTTACTGCTGCTACACCTAACGCATCTGACTTAACTAACATTAATATTGTTGCTGGTCAACTTGTTTATACTGAAGATTTAGGTCTTATAACTAACGCAGTCAATACAGGAAGTGGTAATAACTCAATAAATACAGTTGCAACCGACATAGCAAATGTTAACTCAGTCGCTGGGTCTATATCTAATGTAAACGCTGTAGCCGCTGACGCTACTGACATAGGAGCTGTAGCTGCTAAAGCGACAGAAATAGGTAGACTTGGAACTGCTGATGCAGTAGCTGATATGAATACCTTGGGTACTACAGCAATAGTATCTGACTTAGATACTTTGGCTGACATCTCAAGTAATATTACAACTGTAGCTGGTATATCTGGTAATGTAACTACAGTAGCTGGCATATCTAGTAATGTAACTGCTGTTGCAGGTAACGCTACAAATATTAACGCAGTAGCTGGAGATGCTACAGACATAGGTGCTGTTGCAGGAAAAGCTACTGAAATAGGTAGATTAGGTACAGCTGATGCTGTTGCAGACTTAGCAATACTTGGTACTACAGATGTTGTAGCTGACATGAATACTTTAGCTACTACAGCAATCGTGTCTGATATGGACACATTGGCTGACATATCTAGCAATATAAGTACAGTTGCTGGTATTTCTGGAAATGTAACTACTGTTGCTGGTAATAATGCTAACGTAACTACTGTTGCTGGTAATAACGCTAACGTAACTACTGTGGCTGGTATATCCGCAAATGTAACCACAGTAGCTGGTATTCAAGCTAATGTAACAACTGTTGCTAATAACAACTCTAACGTTACAACTGTAGCTGGAAGTATTAGTGATGTAAATACATTTGCAAATCGCTATCGTATTGCATCTTCTAACCCTACCTCAAGCCTTGATGTTGGAGATTTATACTTTAACACTTCAAGTAATGAGTTAAGAGTTTACAACGGTTCTGCATGGCAGGGTGGTGTAACAGCTACAGGAAGTTTAGCTGGTTTAACTGCTAACACATTTTCTGATAACCAAACAATTAATGCAAACATTATTGTATCTGGAACTGTTGACGGTAGAGACGTAGCTGCTGACGGTACTAAACTAGATGGTATAGAGGCTAGTGCTACAGCCGATCAGACTGCAAGTGAAATAGTTGCACTTATTTCTGGACAGACTATAGCACCCAACGTAATTACAACAACTAACTTAACTCTTGATTTCGGATCAATCGCATAATGGCAAAATTATTAAAATTAAGACGTGGAACTACCACGCAACATGGTAGCTTTACTGGAGCCGAGGGTGAAGTTACTGTAGATACAGACAAGGAAACACTTGTCGTACATGACGGCTCAACTGCTGGAGGTCATCCAGTAGCGGCTGAAGATATGGCTAACGTATCTTCTGCATCTATTGCAGGTAGATTAGCTAATGATTCTATTGCAACATCTAAAATTGCTGCTGGAGCTTTACCAACAGACGTTACTATTGATACAGCAAACATAACTGCTGACGCTATTGATGGAACTAAATTAGCAGACAACGCTTGTAACTCAGAACACTACACCGATGGATCTATTGATCATGTACATTTGTCTGGTGATTGTATAGACGGAGATAACATACAAGACGATGTAATTAATTCTGAGCACTATGCTGCTGCTAGTATAGATCACGAACATTTAGCTAACGACTGTGTAGATGGAGATAATATAGCTAACGACTCAATCAACTCTGAACATTACGCAGCAGACTCTATTGATTCTGAACACTATGCACCTGACTCTGTAGATGATACTGCGTTGTCACATACTGGTGTAACTGCTGCAAGCTATGGTTCTGCTACAGCTATCCCAGCAATTACTATAAATGCTCAGGGACGTATTACAGCAGCATCTACTAACACAGTTAACACAACTACAAACTTAGGAAAGACAACAGCAACTGGACAAATTACTATCACAAGTAGTACTGGAGATAACGTCGTAATTGGCGAAGCAACAGGTTCTATTGCAGGTCTGATGTCAGTAACACATCACGACAAACTAGACGGTATTGCTGCTTCAGCTACAAACAATGGTTCTGGAAGTTTATCTAGTTATCTAGCACTAAGTGGTGGTACTATGACTGGAACAATTACTTCACAGCATATTACTCCTAGTGCTAACAATAGTTATAATTTAGGTTCAGATTCTTATCGTTTTTCAAACATTTACACCAATGACCTTCACTTATCTAACGAAGGACATACAAACGATGTAGATGGTAGCTGGGGTGACTGGACTATACAAGAAGGAGAATCAGACTTGTTCTTAAAAAATAATCGTTCTGGTAAAAAATATAAATTTAATTTAACGGAGGTATCATAATGGCTTTATATCATGCTTCTGACAACTGGGGTGAAGCTCCAGAAGGAACTATTATTCAAGTCAAACAACACGTTGATGATAATAACAGCACACATACAAGTAACGGTTGGAATTTACATCAATCAGAAACTTTTACTCCTAAAGTTTCAACAAGTAAAATTCTGATAATGGGACAAGCTTTTGTTGGAACAAATGGTGCGGAAGATATGGCATTACAACTTCATGCAAATGATACAGGAGATAATAATTATATATCTGGATCTGCACACGGTAGTGGTGGAAGAAACTGCCTTTCTAAATTTACTAACCATGATGATTTTTCTCTTGGTGATAGATTACATACTTGTTATTATCAATTTTGGCACGATCACAACACAACAAATCAAATAACATATGGTATTTATGTTAGTCCAAGAACAGATGATGGAAACAAAAGTTGGAGAAGAAATGAACCTTGGAACACTAACTCTGATGGTTATAATTTTCATGCTTTATCTATATTAACAATGATGGAGGTATCTCAAGGATGAGTAAAATACATAGATTTAATGCTCAAGCTATTGTTGAGCTTACAAATAGTCAACATGCATGGTCTATGCAAAATGATGATTTAGACCAATTAGTGTGGGAAGATGGTAATGAAACTGGTAAACCTACACATGACGCAATATTAGCTAAGGCAGCAGCTTTAGAAACTGCCGAACCTATGAGAAGACTTAGATTAAAACGAGATCAACTTCTTTTTGAAACCGATTGGATGGCTACTGGAGACAGAACTATTTCAGACGATTGGAAAACTTACAGACAAGCATTAAGAGATTTACCAGCTAATACATCTGATGCATCAAACCCTACATGGCCAACAAAGCCTAGCTAATGGAAATACCCACCATTAACATACCACCCGTACAAAAAATAAAAACTGTAGAAATACCTTTACCAACAGCTGACGTACCTTATTATGTACCTTTGGTTGTACCTCCTAGTGATCTTAGAGATGAACAAGGAGTAAAACCTAAAGAAACTAAA